CTTTAGATTCTTCGACGTAGAACTTCAAAGAGAACTGGATTGCTTCGCTTAGGAAAGTGTTGCGACTATTCACACCTCGTTTCTCGTCTATCTCGTTCCACAGGTCTTTGTGCAAGTACACACAAATTCCTTTCTTAGTTTTGCTCTGCGCCATCTTCTTTGTTTTTAGTCATCATTGTTCCAATCATTAACGCTAAGTAAATTTTCTCTTTCGCGTTTAAGTCTTTCCGCTGCGAAAGTTCCAGAAGAATATCTCCGAGAATCTTGCCCTGTTGGAAGTAGGTTGCAATTGAGTTAACGATTTCGCGCTCACGATCGTATGTCATTTTGAGCGTTTCGTAAAGTGGTGTTTGTTTCATTATGCTAAATTATTAAATTGTTTTTATCCTACAACATATTGTCCATAACTTGGATTGAGTTCGAAATACATTCGCATCATGATAGCGTCTGCAACGTCAGGCGAAATACCTTCTCGGTTCTTGATTACGTCCTTCGGGGTTACCATAAGTTTTCCGTCAACGTCTGCGCGGTGTCGCTTAATCATTTCGAGTTCACGAACGATTTGTTCTTTGCGCGTACTGGATAAGATTGTGACTTTGTTTTCTTCGACGTACTGAGCAAGTTTGTAATAACATTCGCTTTTGAGATTTTGGTATTGCGGGTGCTTTGGTTTAGATCCGTTGACAAACCCGCGACATTTCAAGAAGTCAACTACTCCACCACCCACTCCGTCTTCGTCGCATACTACGTCTTGCAATAAAATCGAATGCTGTTGACAGGTTAAGCGAACTTTATTCACTACTTCGTCCAACGCCGCACGATTCATTTCAATAACGTCAATGATAGTTAGACCTTCCCAAACGCAAATGATTGTCCTATCCTTCCCGAAACGCGCGATGTCGGCTGTTATGTATTTCTTTCGTTCATTGATTACTTCGTTGCGGAACATTCGAAGTAAGTTCTCCGTTTGAAATAGCTTATCGCTATCGTCGTCGAACTCCCAGTTGCCTTCCAAAAGTCTTTTCCTGTCGTATTCGGGAAGTCTTCGTAACGATTCGATGTAAGCAACAGGAAGAAATGGATTGTCCTGCGGTAACGCTTGCACAAATGCGCGGTGTGAAGGTAGTTCGTTGCGGTTGTTCTTCATGTAGAACTCATTATACAACCAACCCTTCGCAGGGTTGCAAGACAAGAAACCTTTGGGAATAAGACCGAACTCGTTCAATTTATAACGGCATCTGGAGTGAACAATGCTGACCGCCTTTTCTGTTACTTCGGAACATTCGTCAATGAAGTAGTCTGTGATTTCTAACGATCCAAGTGAATTAAAATTTACATCGGACGGGTACGCGAATAAGTCTTTCAAAACAATTTCGCTTCCGTTAAAGAACTTTATCACGTTTGATTGACCGTTGAAAGTGTAGTGTTTGTTTGCTATCAATCCAAATTCTTCAGCCGTTTCAAAGAACGTGTTTAACGTCGTCTTTTTCAACGTATCTAATTTGCTTCGTCCAATTAAAGAACGCGTCCCTGCATACTTCAAACGACGCTGTATCTGCCACATACAACCAAACTTCGTCTTTCCACCACCTGCCGCGCCACCGTATAACAACTGCTCAACGATGCTGTCGGTGTTCAAGTAGTTCAACGCTTCAATCTGACGCGGCAAGTATTCGGGTTTGTATGGATTCAAAATAGAGATAATTGATTTTCAACCACAGGACAAAGTTCGTCTTGAAGTATTTGAACAATGCGGTCGTATTTCTTTGCGTCGTTGTTTTGCTTTACTTGGTGCAAGAGCAATTCAAGACCAGCGTTGAACGCTTCGTCTTTCGTTTTGTATACGCAGTATTCAGCGTGATAAATTAAAGGCTGCGACCAACCTTGATCCTGTCCTTTGAAACTAATTGAATAACTCCAATTTCCGTTCTGAACAATTGCTACATTGACCTGCGCTTCATAACCTTTAATACATTTGTATGTTTTCAAGATAGGATTTTCGCAGACTCCGTGTTCGTTGAATGTGAACTGGCTCATTGCTTCGACAAGTATAATTTGTACAACTCACGCATTCCTTCGAAGCGAATTGATTCCTTCAACAACATTCTTTTGCGGTCACTCATGCGGTCAACCATTGACTGAACAAGTTGTTGTTCGAAGTAAATATTCTTCTTCGCATTTGCTTTGCATAACCGATATTCTTCTTCGGTAAACGTGTCAACCGTTATCTGTTTGCTTTCTTCGAGCCAACGCATAAGCGACACCGCACGAATCTCGATTACCGTATATTTTCCTTTTTTATAGTTGTGCAAGTCTTCCGCTAACATTCTTCTCCAGCTATCGTCGTTTACCGCCATTTCTTTTTCTTTTAGTTGTTTTGATTCTTCCTCTTTTGATTCCGCGATTTCGCGCTGTATTTGTAGATTCGCCTTGTCGCGGTGTGGTTTGTAGTAAGTTAACACGTCACCAATAAATACTACGCTCAACGCTCCGAAGTGTTCGCATTTCTTTGACAGTTCATTCGCTGCGTTTAGTTCGAACGCGAGATTGAAGTGTTCGAACGTAACCCAACGAAAGTGTTTGCCTATGAACTCATGCAACATTTGCAACAGTTGAGCTTCCGGTAAGGCGATGCCGTACATGGCGCACACCTTAGAACATAACTTTACGAACGCAGGTAGTTCGTAGTCGGCAACGAACGCGCTTTCTCTTTCCGCACGATCAACCCTTTGTGTAGTTGTGAGCGTCGTTGTAGATGCGTTGCGCAGCATCGGAGTCGAATTTTCCATTTTTGATTTTAGTGTTTTGTTGGTTTGTAGTTACAAAAGTAGATAAGTCCCACTTACGCACGGCAGCCTTCCAGTCTTTCATTTGATTGCGTCCGACCTTCCAACCGTTCGCTTCGTAGTGTGCATGAAATTTCTCAGTAAATTTAAGCGCGTCGTCGTTGCTTAATTTCTCACAGGCATAGTCGTAGATTTCGACAACAGTTGGTTTGACGAATGGCGACTTCTTTTCTTTTGCTATTAGCGTTGGTGCGGTTGGAACGGACAAGCGAATAAGTATGTCGTTTATCTTTTGTTCCTGTTCCTTCATTTGCGCTTCGAGAATCTCGATTCTCTTTTTTAGTTGTAGTATTAGCATCATTTTGTTCCTCCATAAGTTTCGTTGTAGTAGTTCTCAGATGCTTTGTTTGCATCATTATAACTGACTTCTTCACAACCAGTTAAATATGATTTAGCAAATGCAATTTCAATCTGCTCCTTCTCCATTTGCTTGGCTTGTTCTTGAATCTCCTTTTTCATTTCAGAATACTTTCTTATACCTATTCCTTCAAAATCATAATGATAATTATATTCAAGTTTATCACGTTGTACAATGTACCATTCAACCGCAGTTTGTTTCTTTTCCATAGTTATTTAGTTTTTTTTAGTTAGTCCCACCCTTCGCCTTTCGCGTCGTCGTCTGCGTCGTCCCATTCTTGACAATCGAAACACACTTTGATTTCACCGTCATCGTCGACGTGTTCGTATGCTTCTTCGTAGGTTTTAAGTTTTTGATCCTGAAGAACGGCGTTCACGCGTTCGTCAAGTTCTGCGCTTTCGCAATTCGGACAAAAGATAAGTTCTGATTTCATTTCTTTAGTTGTTTTTTAAGTTTGATTTCCTTTTGGTGTTCTAAATGCTCGACAAATTTAGTATAAAACTTCATTGGTTTAGCATAACCCATTTCTTCGAGAATAAAACAGATGCGTTCAACGGTTGCGCGAAACTCTCGGTCGGTTTCAATATGTCCTGCCACCTGGCGAATACCGTGTATTACCGTCGCGTGATCCTTGCCGTAGTGTTTGCCTATTGAATCAAGACTAAGTAAGTAACACGGGCGCACAATAAAGAAAATGATTTGTCGTGCGTTGACGATTTCTCGCTTGCGTGTTATCATGTACAACTTTTGCGATTCGATACCGAGAACGGAACAGGTCACGTCTTCAAGTGCGCTCCAAAACATTTCTCTTTCGTTCTCCAGTTCCTGTTGTATCTTAATTTGCTCTGTTGTCAATCGTTCGTAGCGTGGTGTAAGCATCAACCACAATGTTTCGAAGCGTTCCATGTATCGAAACGGTATCATGTCGATTAGCTCCTGTCTTATTTGTTCGTTAGTCATGCTTATAAAAATTTTCTTTGTACAACTTTGTTAATCTTGCTTCTTGTTCAATGTAATCATCTCCAGTTAGACCTTTTAACATTGCTTCTTTTAGTTCATTTTTCCAATGTCCTTCAAGGCATACTGATAACATTCTCACAGTAAGGTCGTCGTGTTCTTCGTTTGTTAAATTACTCATTGTTTTATTTATTAATTTTTTCTTCGTAAATGTTAAAAAATCTTCCGTATTTATTCAGAGCGTAATCAAATGCGTCATCCCACGTTCCTGTAAATTCTTCTGGAGTCCAAACTTCTTTTTTCTTTACAATTGTACAATGAACATTTGCATAAATAAAATATGTTTGAATATGCGTGATTTTTGGCTTTTTTATAAATTCACATTCATCAAATTGTTTATCAGAAAAACCTTTTTGTAGTAGTTCAAGTTCTTCATCTTTTCCATACACGTCAGTATATTGTTTAAGCCAATCTTCATCTATTGGTTTAATTCCGACCATAAGATTAAAAGAAACGTCTTTTCCTTCTTTTCCGCTTGTGTATATTTCAATATAATATTTTGTTATTTCACAAAGTAGAAAAAGTTCTTTATCTCCTTCGTCTGTAAATTCTAAAAAGCCAAGATTTACATAGTAGTTGTTTTGTAATTCTTCAAGTCTTAATGTTTCTGTACTAATCATTTTCTTCGTTTATTAATTTGGTTGGGGTAAAGGTTGAAAATACTTCTTCGCGAGACAGACCTGTGTGAAGGCAAATGTTGTTAAAGTCTTTTATTCTCATTCGTTCTGGATGCGTGACGTAAAGTCGTGCCGTTGGATCGCTGATGCGTAACGCTGTCTTGAAGTTCTTCATTGTCTTGAAATTAATCTTGACAAGTCTTCCGAACGGCGTTTTATAGATTGCTTTATTCATTTCTTTAATAGTGGTTTAATCAACTGCTCTTTCTTCTTGTTGTCGTCGTGGTTCGTTCCTCTCAACTCAACGTTGTGTTGCTTAACCAAACGTGCAATGCGTGTAATGTTGTCCGCGCTGACGTACTTTCCGCTTTCGTACATAGCAAAGAAGTTACTTGTAATGTCTTTACGTTCGTCAAACTGTTGTTCCCACACTTTCACGCAGAGTGCGTTGTTGTTGTTGCGGAGAAATTTGTACTTCTTAAGTAGTTTCTCAACGCGGTTTTCAAGTGTAATTAATTTTTTCATTGTATGGTTTATTATTCATTAAGTTAAAAAACGGGGGTTAATGTATGTTATAACCCCCATTAAATTTAGAACGGCATATCGTCCGTGTCGTCCGTTGACTGAACCAAACCGCTTTGTTCCAACATTGCTTTCGCTTTGTTCATTTGGTCGGCTGCTTTATCTAAACGTTGACTAAACTCAGCAGACGAACTCACTTTGTTCTGCAACCACTCTGGTAGCATCTTAAAACGAAGGTCAAAGTCTTCGCTGTCGTAGTCCAAAAGAAACGCTGCGTTAACTTGTGGTGGGCAAGTCATTCCTTTTGCAAGTGGTGACGCTCCTTTAAGGTCTGCGTAGGTGCGCCCTGTGTTCGCTGTGCGGTGCATAACGCTCACCATTGCTTCTTTGCCGAGTAATGTTCCAATGTCGAATTTAGACGCGTCTGAATCGCTCATTGACTTGCCTAACCACGATTGAACGAAGGCACGAAGTGCGCTCTTTTCGTGCATCGACAAAGTAAAGTCGCGTCCAATTGAAAATGGTTGTTCGCCTTTACCGAAGTCAGCCGTTTCAAGTGGTAGTTCGAACACCAGGCGAACTTTGTTCACTAACTTTTCTTCACCCTGATAAGTGTCGACGATTGTGCCGATGTGGATGATTTGGTAACATCTTGCGACGTGTGTTCCTGCGGGTACTGTTTGACCTGCGCTGTTGTTGTTTTGTTGGGCAATTATGCTCATGTTGTTTATTTGGTTTTGATTTATATAATTTTCAAATTTGTTTGCGAGCTTCGTTTCTTCGTTCTGCCAGAACCATTCGTTCTCAGACATTTGTTCTTCCTCGCTTTGTCTTTTGTAGTAACCCATTTTAGATATGGTCGTCAAATATGTCCACGTCAAAGCTAAACGAGATACCGTCCTTTTCTAACGTCACGAAGTCAAGATTAAAGTCGGGTTCACCTTTGCGCCAAAAGCGACCTCGCAAATGGATAATGTAAAGGTTGTCTTGTTCGTCAATGAAAACAAGGTTGTTCGTTTCGTTGACTGAGAACCAACCGCTGTCTTCTTCTTGATAGCATTTTGCGATTGTTTTAATGCGTTCGTTCAATGTGCGGATATCGTCGCCAATGAAACAATAAGTAATTTTAGGACAGTACATATTTTTGATTTTAGTGGTTACAAATATATTCAATTAGTTCATCGTTCCAACGCGCTTCTGAAAGTTTTTGACATTTCTCAATGTTCTCGCTTATCTCGTTGTGGGTTAGGTTGTATGCGTTAGCTGACGAGTAAACACAAACAAAGTTAGATTTCTTTTGGGGGTGTTGGTAGTTCTTTGTAATGCGTTGAATGTAACTTGTGCAGCACTCGTTCAAGTTGGTCAATTCTCTTTTGACAAGAGGTATCCCAATCCAATGCTCCAGTTCTTTTATCACCATAATAATTTTGGGTGATGATAATAGCTTCTGTAAGAAGAACGATATCTTCGAAGAAAAGAAAAGGTGTTTTGTAGTAATTTTCATTGTTCATTTGATTTGTTGGTTTTAGATTTCTTTTGATAAGATGATTTCTTCGCGGGGAATGGCTGTCTTGATTTTATCATAATCACGTACAGCTTCATCGTAATTACTATACGACATGTGAAACTCTCCATTGACTACAATCTTGTAATACAAATCGGTCAGCGTTGTCTTTTGAATTAGTTCTACTTTCATTTGTTTGTTGTGTTTGGTTGTTGTTCTAATTGTCTTGTTTGTTCGTCAATCGTTCCTCCGATTAACATTCCTGCGAATAGCATCGCAATAAAGAGTAGTGTTTTTTTCATTTGATTAAGAGTATTGAACGATTTCGATTTCTGTCTCTGGCTTGCTTCCATCTGAATATGCGTAGTATTGGTCTTCGCGGACATTAAGAGATTTTTCTGACGCGTGACGCATTAAACAATCTACTGCTTGATTCTCTGTTGCAAATTCGAACTCTTGAACTAACTTGCTGTTGTGGTAAAATTCTACGTTGTACATTTTGTTTTGTTTTTGTTTATCTTTGATATCGTTGTTTGTTGAGTACAAATCTATGCTAACTTTTGTAATATCCGACACGCTAACTAAAAATAAATTGAAAATAATTTATAACTGATTGAAAATGAACGTTACGACATATAAAAAAACTTACAAAAAAAGTGCTACAAGACGTAAACCAACGCCCGAATCTGAATCAAACCAACAAGAAATAGTAATAAAATACCTTCGTTTAGTATATCCCGACGCGTTGTACTGTGCTTCCGCAGGTGGAATGAGGACAAGTTATCTTCAAGCAGTCAAGATGAAGCGTACTGGTTACGTCAAAGGCTTTCCCGATTTATTTATCTACGAACCACGCGGTGCGTTCTATGGTCTTGCCATTGAAATGAAGAAAGAAAAAGGAGGTATTGCTTCGCCTGAACAAAAACGGTGGCAGGAGCAATTGCGAAACAGGGGCTACGCTTCGTATATTTGTAAAGGTAGCGAGGAAGCAATCAAAGTAATCGACGAATATTTTAATGAGTGACACTTGACCAATACATAGAAGGACACTACAAAAAGTTCAAAGAACTTGCGAAGAATATTTCGCGAGGCGAACCTTACTATGAAGACTTGCTTCACGATTCTTTGCTCTCTATGTTTGGTTCGAAACACATCGAGAATCTAATCGACACAGGCGACTTCGAGTTCTATCTTATCCGTGTAATGTACCTTGCAGTCAACAGTCCAACGTCGCCATTCTATCGTCAAACAATCGCATGGAATAGAAACAGACGTGACTTCAAAGAATACGCACACGAGGTAGATAAAACTTGGTTGGGCGCACGAATGACAAACGAGCAACTGGACATTCTTATAAGTCGCTTAACCGAGTTCGAACGTCTTATCTTTCAAGAATATATCTTTGAAGGATTCACCTACCGAGAATTTTCAAAGCAAACAGGAATACCAACGGTATTTCTTTACCGCACTATCGATTCAATTAAAACTAAAATAAGAGCAAATGTTATTCGCAAAAAGTAACGAGTACAAAAGACGACTTGAGATATGTCGCACCTGTAAATTCTTCGAACCTTCAACGCAGTCATGTGGGACTTTGATCGTTGGAGACGAAGTAGAAACCGAAGTGTTGTTTCGAAAGAAGTCAATAAAACTTTGTGGGTGCGTTATGCCTATCAAAGCAAAACTCGCCTTCGCTTCCTGTCCAGCGTCAAAATGGAACGGTGTTCTTTCTATGGACGAACAAATAGAGTTCAAACGATTCTTGCTCGATATGAAGGCGCAGGGACGTCTTGAGCAAAATGATATGCTGAAGTTTTATTCGTTCAAGGATAAAGCCACAGGAGCGTTCAACGAGCGTTCTACTTGTCCGCCCTGCGTGAAGAAAGACATCAACACGTTTTTGGAATCAATGAAAGACGTTTACGTTGATTTGAACAAATAGAAACTTAAAACTTTAAAGGCAACCTTTGAAGCAACAAACGTATATTTGTATAGTCAAGTATTAATTAGCATTACCCCCTTTTGTTTGGTACTTGACGGCACGAAACAATTGGGGGTATATTTTTTATCGTCGGGAGTATTAAACGGCAGGATAGAAGATGAATAAGGGCAACTGTGGGATTGTGTTATTAGCCCAATGGTATGACAAAGGAATAAGCCATACGACACACGGAGAGGCAATTCTTCGAAAGATAGATTCCAGACTAACGGACATTGCTGTTCACGTTAGGACACGAAAGCGAAAAGACTCATTCGACAGAGTGATTACATCGCAAAAGTGAGCGTCCAACACATTAAGAAATTAGTGTGTGTGGATACTTCTATCTCTCACTTTAGCTCAAGATCTATTCTCAAGAGTAATTAGTATAGTGAGTCATTCAAGAATTTAAGAAGTAACAAGATGAACAAAGTAAGTAACAAAGCCAAACGAGAACTATTCGGTCAAATGTTAGATAAGTACAAAGAAAACAATGTGATGTCGTGGACTAATTTTCAGAACGCTCATTTTCGCGTTTTCACGCCTAACAAGACAATTGATTTCTACATTAATAGTTTACGTTGGCACGACATTAAAAAGAACCTACGTGGCGACTTATTAACGCTTCAAGATTTTGAATGTCATTTGAACTAAATTAGCACAATAATATATTTGTATTAATATGAAGACAATAACTGTCAAGATTAACGAAGTAAAGTCCAACCCGAATAACCCTCGTATTATTAAGGACGATAAATTCAAAAAGTTAGTCGCTTCAATCAAAGAACTTCCGCAAATGTTGGAACTACGTCCAATAGTCGTAAATGAAGATATGATTGTTCTTGGTGGTAACATGAGATTGAAAGCGTGTAAGGAAGCAGGACTTAAGGAAATACCAATTATCAAAGCATCTGAATTGAATGAAGAACAACAACGCGCCTTTATTATTAAAGATAACGTTGGGTTTGGAGAATGGGATTGGGACGCGTTAGCTAACGAGTGGGACGCGGAACAATTACAAGAATGGGGTTTGGACGTTCCTAACTTTGAAGGTATTGAGTTAGATGCTGTTGAAGACGACTTCGACGCTCCAGAAGGCGGAATTGAAACTGACATTGTGATAGGCGACCTATTCGAGATAGGCGAACACCGTTTGTTGTGTGGAGATTCAACCGATAGTGATTCAGTCGCTAAATTAATGGACGGAAAGAAAGCGGACATGGTTTTTACTGACCCGCCTTATGGTGTTAGCGCAAGCGGTGGACGTTCACAAACAGTTGAAAGGGATAATATAACTAAAATTGCAAACGATGATTTACGCGGTGGCGAACTTCAACAATTTATAAGTGATGCACTTTCAATAATGCCAATAAAAGAATCAGGGAGTTTTTATGTTTGCTACGATCAAAAAACACAAGTGGAATTTATTAGCGCAATTAAAGAAAACAACTGGAACTTCAAACGCACTTTGATTTGGAATAAAAATGTTTTTGGATTGAGTGGCAAAAAAGGTTACAGACCAAAATACGAGCTTATTGCTTTTGGTTGTATTGGTGAAGATTATAAATGGTTTGGTGATAATGCGCAAGCAGATGTAATTGATGTCGCAAGACCAAGAGAAAGAGAAGGGAACCACCCAACACCAAAACCAATTGAACTAATTGAAATTGCATTAAAAAACAGTAGTGAAGAAGGAAACTTAATTACAGATTCTTTTCTTGGTAGCGGTTCAACAATGGTCGCAGCGCATCAACTTAACCGCAAGTGTTACGGAATGGAACTCGACCCCAAGTATTGTCAAGTGATAATAGATAGAATGTTGAAACTCGACCCTTCGTTGAGCGTAAAGCGTAACGGTGAAACGTATGCTAAAACAACGAATTAACAACGATATGGCAGGATATAAAAACATAGAACCAAGTTGGGAGAAAGGTCAAAGCGGAAACCCGAACGGACGACCGAAGAAATACGTTTCGTTGTTGAAGGAAAGCGGATACAAGTTGAGCGAAATAAACGACACCATACAAGCAATGATGGCTATGGATATGGACGAACTAAAAAGCGTTTGGGACAACCCACGCGCAACGATACTTGAAAAGACAATAGCCAACGCGATGATGACTTCGTTAAAGAAAGGTTCGTTGTATTCGTTGGAGACATTGTTGAGCCGTGCGTTTGGTAACCCAAAACAAATGACCGAACTGACAGGAGCCAACAGCGAACCGATACAAATAATTATCAATGATAAATTATAACAACCAATTCGACAAAACACCGAATGAGTAAAGCAAATTTAACATTTGACCTTTCCGACAGGGACGATCGTATAGAGTTCGAGCGCATGATGAAGGCCCGCGATATGGCAATGGCTTTATGGGAACTCGACATGAACGGATATCGCAAGTTCACGAAGTACAACGACAGGCAGGAAGGCGCGTATCAGGAAGGCATCGAAGAAGTATTTGAATACATTCGCGAGCTGCTGAAAGAACATCAAATAGACGTTGAACAATTAATCATATAACAATGGCGGATATAACAATGTGCAAAGGTATTAACTGCAATAAAACAAACACTTGCTACCGGTACATAGCGAAGGCGAACCCCTACTCGCAAAGTTACTTCAGCGATTCACCAATAAAGAATGGGGACTGCGAAATGTTTTGGGACACGCGAGAAATAAAATCAAGATGAATGACGCGTTAGCCTGGATGTTCGAAGAGCTGTGGAACACACCAAAGGACAAATGGGAGTGGAACGCGATATTGAAGAAGGCACACGATATGCAAAATGAACATAAACCAAAGGAGTCGAATAGCACCCCTTTATAATGTGATTGTGTCGCAAGTATAGGAGATTTTTGCGACAAAGAACAACGAAATAACAATACAATAAGGAATGAGCGAAAACAAATTAAACTTCTTGCGGTCACAGATAGCGATGTTTCATCCAGAGTGGACCAAAGAACAGGTTCACATGGAAGCAATCAGAGTAAACGAAGAAGCGAATACTATCGACGACGACGACGAAGGTTGTTTGTATTGTGGATCGTAGTCAACAAAACAATCGTAATTGTAGATATTAAACAACAAAACAATGAGCATTAAAGTAAGCATACCCGCTGACTATTCTTCGATTAGCGTCAAGCAATACGTTGACTACCACAGCGCGAAAAGCGACATCGACAAGTTGGTTAGCATCAGCAACCTACTGAAAGAACAAGCGGAACAAATTCCCTTCCAACACTTGCCGACATTAATCGCAGCGTTCGAAGACACACTTGCAAACGAATCAGCGAAGTTCTTTGAGACAATCACAATCAAAGACAAAGACTTTGGTTTTATTCCTGACCTGTATTCTATCTCAATGGGCGAGTATGCGGATATTTCAACCTGGGCATCCGACGTTAGCGCGAACATGGTTAAGATAATGGGAACGCTTTACAGACCTATCGACAAACGCGTGGGTTCGAAGTACACAATCGTACCACACAGCAAAGCAAACAGAGAACTCGTTGAAGGCTACGTTGAACAAATGACGCTTGAACAATTCAACGGTGCGATGCTTTTTTTTTCGACTTTGCTCAACGAACTAAGCAACACTTCGCTCGATTATTTGGAGAACGAGGTCAAGAAGTTGACGACGGAATTGACGGAGCAATTGAAGACCGAGAAGGACTGAATCAGGTCTTAGGACGATACGGTTGGTATCACTTGTTTATGGAAGCCTGTGGGCGCGACATAACTAAATTAGACGCAATTACGGAAAAAAGCGCGTGGGAAATATTTACATTTATGACTTACTTAATCGATTACAATTATGTCCAACATTCAAAGCTACAACGCGCTCATAGATAGATTCCACGCCTTCGCGTCTGGACACTTTATTCTCAAAAGATTTTCTCACGGACAGATTGAAGTATCCGACCTTGAGAAGTTTGGCGAATATCCATTCATGCACGTCGTGCCTTCGAACGTGACATATTCAAAAGGCATGAAGACGTTTAGTTTTCAGATTGTCCTTGCTGACTTACCACGCGACAAAGAAGATAAACCTGAATACCAACGCGAAGTTCTTTCCGACCTTCAACGGATCGCAGAAGATTTGGTTGCGGAAATAACAAACCACCGCGTTTTGTTTGGTGACTTAATCACAGTACAAAATGTCACGCTCGAACCATTCTTAGAAGAATTTCACCATACGTTAACCGGTTGGACAGTTAGTCTTGAATTACTCGTTCCATATTATTGGGACGCGTGTTCAATTCCTGCGGAGTGGAATGATATGTTCGAAAGCGGAAGCGGTGGCACAGGATCAATCTTGACGTTTATCGATTCAATCACACGCGATGAGAATGGAAACGTTAGTCTTGTCAACGACGAAGCTAATCCTTCGCCTAATTACTATTACGGAACAAATGATGAAGGGGTGCGCGGTTGGTACTTGACTACTGACAATATCGGATTGACTTGCGAAACGATTGGCGACTGTCAAACCATTATCGACATTGAAGCGGCAATTGACGCACTCGAAGAAGAAATTGTTTTGAAGGCTGACATTACAAGCATAAGCGCGGTTGGTTTCTCAAATGATTACAACGACCTTGACAACCTTCCGACAATACCAACGGCAACGAGTGACCTAACGAATGACAGTGGCTTTATAACGATAGGTGACGTTCCCGCTCAGGTCAATTCAGACTGGAACGCAACGAGCGGAGTGGCTGAGATTCTTAACAAGCCAACAATACCAACAACGCTACCGCCAAACGGAGCAGCAGGTGGTGACCTTACAGGCACTTATCCAAATCCAACAGTACATCGTGTGCATGGAGTAGACTTTCAAAGCGGTGCGCCTGTGGTTGACGATACTTGGATATACGTTAGCACTCCATTCGGTACACAGCCTTTTCAATGGCAGCACAGTAAGTTAAAGACTTCGCAAGTTCAGAATGATAGCACCGTAACAGGAACGAACGCAGACGATGCGCTTGAACATTTAGATAGCAGCAAAGTTCCAACATCGAGAACAATAAGCACAACAGCACCTCTAAGCGGTGGCGGTGACTTAACAGCCAATAGAACGCTGTCAATGCCAAAGGCGACTACACTCGTTGACGGCTATCTTAGCGCAACGGATTGGACTACGTTCAATGGCAAGCAAGCAGCTTTAGTAAGCGGAACAAACATTAAGACAATTAATAGCACTTCTCTTTTGGGTAGTGGCAACGTAGCCGTTGAGCCAACGATAACAGCGGGTACAACATCGCAGTATTACAGAGGTGATAAGACATTTCAAACGTTAGATAAAACAGCAGTAGGTTTAGCAAATGTAGATAACACAAGCGATGCGAATAAACCTGTTTCAACAGCTACACAGACTGCTTTGAACTTAAAGCAAAATACTCTTACATTAACTACAACAGGAAATACAGGAGCAGCTACATTAGTTGGAAGTACATTAAATATTCCTAACTACACTTTATCTCCTTCGCAGGGAATATATTTATTTGACGATTTTCTTGGTAGTCAAGCAGGTTCTATTATTACATCATATACAAATGTTATTTCAGTTACAAGTGGTGGAACTGCTCAAACAGCAACAGCAATAACAAATAGGACCAATCAACAGGGTGTTATTGTAATGAATACTTCACTTAGCGCAACAGCAGTGGTTGGATATAGTTTAGGCAATCAAACATTATTTCTTGGGGGAGGTGCTATAACAATTGAAAACTACATTTGTATTCCTATTTTATCAACTGCAACAGAAAGATTCTTTACTCAATTTGGATATACTTTTTTGAGTAATCCAAGGAATGCAGCTAATGCGGTATTTTTTAGCTACGATGAAGGAGGTCAGCAATTTTTTGATGGTCAAACAACACCTAACTTTAAATGCTATACGCGTAGTGCATCTACCTCGACATTGTCAATAACTACTGTTCCTGTTGTTGCAGGTCAATGGTATAAATTACGAATCGAAATTAATGGAGCGAGAACTCAGGTTTTGTATTACATAGATAATGTTTTAGTAGCTACAAATACAACGAATATACCTTTAGCAACAAGTGGAATGAGTGTAGCTTGTATTGTGCAAAAATATGTAGGTACAACAGCACGTACAATGGAATCAGATTACATCTCATACAAAGAAATATTTACCAATCCACGATAATGAAACTAACTAAATACCGAATGATAACCGAAACAGGTTATATTGAAACACTCAGTGAGCAAGAAGCTATTGAGTATGGCAATTATGAAATAATAACAGAGGAAGTTCCTGACGAAAATGGCTAACGAACAGAGCGCACCCAACTTCTTCGCTGTCGTGAACGACATGGCTAAACGCTTTATCGAATTGATGCAGTCCGACTATCGCATGAAGCGAAAGGTCGGTAAGAACTACACGAATGCGGTAGCAAGTGGTACGCTTGAAAAGTCTTTGGCTTACAGGCTACAAATTAAAGGACAATCGATAAACATTTCGGTCTTTGCGAAGGGGAAAG